GGACAGGCTCTTCGTGGTAGTTTCTAGGAATGCCCTCTTGTTCACGGAAAACACGAGACCATTCGTCTTCTCGGAGGTCATAAACGCCATCAAAGCACTCATTAAGAATGGGTTCAACGATGGATCTAAAGTCCGTACTTCGCATTGGTGCGGCCATGGTTCAGTCCTCCTTATGCTACTGAAGTAAATTGACCGAAGAACTGTGAATAAGCATTCACGACTCGGACAACAACATATGAATCACCCCAAGCATTATCTGGATAGGGCCCAATATCAACAACTCTCATGTCACCTTGTGATCCATTTGCAACTGCTGTCGATACACCTAAAGTGCATTGTGACAAACCAGTTGTAGTAGAACCTGCAGTGATGTTGGAGAAGTTGTACTCAATACCGATAGAGGTTTGAGCGATAGTTGCATCTGTTTGGATTTCATAAACGATGTTGTTGTCGTTGTAGAAATACGCTACACATGAACCAGTGATGAAGCTCGTATTGGCAGGCCAATAGTTGCTTACACGACGACGACCAGTAGTGTCTGTCCACTCCACACCTGCAAAAGCACCAGACCAAGCTGAACCTGCAGTAGAAGGGATAATAACGCCTGCTGACGCACTGTATTTAACTGGCTGACCCTTCAAGATGTTTGAAGAGTAACCAGAAGTAATTCCATTGGCTAACGCCTGAGCACGATCCAGACCAGAGGGGTGGAACGCAGGACGTAAGCCGAATGGAGCATTAGTTGCTGACATAATAACTCCTTGTTAAAAATCCTTACCCATGAAATATGGGATCAGGTACATTTTTTCTGCTTAACTGCCTTAGACCATCGCCTTCGATGTCAGTTAGGTTTCTGCCATTGCTGTCTTGGGCACCTTGGAGTTGCTCAACTTGGACTCTGATTTTCTCAGCCTCTTCGTTTGGCGCTTCATGGTGCATCTGTAACATCACATCTTGATAAATGTCCATAGGCAACTTATACAAGATCATTTCGTTACAGGCTATAAAACCAACGTGCTCTCCTGCCTTGACTCGGTAGTTCTCGAAATGAGGCATCTCGTCTGCTTTCACAGGGACATAGCCCAATCTCATACGCTTATCAATGCTATCGTAACTATTGGTAGTTGACAGCCAACACAGATGCCACCCCGGCATCTCAGGTACTTTGGGTAAAGCACTCTGTGTCCATTCCTCACTCCACATCTTACGACGTTCCTGTGCACTCATGAACTTCTCTTCTGGAGGTTGTCTAGTGGTATCCTGACTAGCACGACTTTCACGACCACCTGCATTGAGAGATTTTTTTAAACGTGATTCCATTTGTTTGATTCCTTAGTTAAGTGTTACGGTTTCTAGCTTCTTGAGCATATCGCTTGATCATCTTGGCTCTCTTCTGAGGATCATCCCAGAATCCTGCATCCTTCATCGCTCTCACCTTTTCGGGATCAAGTACAAAAGATGTTCGGTTAGAAGAACCATTTACGGTCTCACGACCAGTGCTAGTCTGTACACTCCTTGGTCTCTTAACAGATGGTTTCACATCCATATCGTCATTGTATCTAGGGTTGATACGCTTTGACAAGCGATTGTCAAGCTCTTCCCAATACTCAGGATCAGCAGGGTTCCAACCCTCCTTAACTAAATCTTCATCGATTACTTTGGCGATTTTTGAATCGGTATCCCCACCGTTGGGGTTGTACCAACTATTCCTTTCCATCCAGTCTGAAGCGTATTTCTGGACTCTAGGATCAGGGATATTGTTAGTTTGTTGGGGTTTGATCTGAGACTCCTTAAACCCCTTGAGGTCTCGGATTGCTGTTCTGGTCTCGTCCCACATCTCTTGTGCTTTATTGAAGGCATCCCCATCGGAAGACTGCATGGCCTCAGACATCTTCATCTTGGCGTACTGCAGTCTCAGTTCTTGGTCTTCAATAGCCTTGTCAATACGAGCTAAGTCAGCACTGTGGGTCTTACGCTCCACCACTGCTAGACGCTCCATAAGAGCCTCGTTTTGTCTTCTAAGGAGGTTCAGTTGGGCTTCCTTCTCGCTAGAAGTGGCCTTGGCTATCTCCTTCTTGTACTTGCGCTTGGCTCGTCTGGCCTCACGAATAGCTTGGGTGTCGTCTGGATGGTCTTCTCCACCGTCATCAGGGACTGATCCACCATCTGCCTTTTCTTCAATATCCTCCTCAGGAGCTAAGTCCTCAGGAAGGTCAACAACTGCTGAACCGTCAGATTCTTCTTTAACGGTTATGTCCAGTTTCTCTTCTGTATCTGTACTCATAAGTAAGCCCTCATTGCTAATGGATCACAAGTTACTTTGGCAATGACTTCGTGGTCGTTCAGAATCATGAATAACGCCTTGTCTTCTAAGTCGTCCTCACCCTCTACTGGAACTTCCCATCTGTCTCCACCCCACTTGGGGACACGAATATAGTCGCCAACCGAACACCATGAGCCTTCAGGCCAACCTTGCATAGTGTCTCGGTTTTTGAATGCCAGAGGGCTAATCTCGATGACCTTAGCTACCATGTTCTGCCATTTCTCAGTCTCTTTGGTCTCTTCAACCAAAATGATCCCTGCACTAGTCGTCTTCTTCTTAGTACGTCTTAACTGAACTAAAATTCTTCCACCTAATGGCTTCGCTCCGGGATCTACAACTGGAAAGGCCCAATTTATCTCAGCTTCGTTAGAAGCTACCGTGCTATCGCTCATTCTCTATTTCCTCTTCTTGTGTTAACAAGTTGTTAATGGCATCCAAAACCTCTTGGTGCCCTAAATAAATACCCACCATGCGTTGGTACGCTTCCCATGTAGAAGCATTTCCTGCTCCAAGAGAAAAAGCTATTTCAGCTTGGCGTGCCTTGATGACGCTGATGACTTGTGATGTGGAAATCATTTATTTTTTCTTAGCTTGTGAGAGTCCTCCTTGGGGTTTTGATGGGTTTGAGCCACCTTTGGGTTGATAAGATGTACCGTCGAGCTTCTCGCCCTGAGCAATACGCTTGCGCTGTGGTACATCCACAGACTTTTGCTCTGCATCACTTGACATTTTGTCCTCCTAAAAAGTTCTGGGCTTGGTTTTCAAGTCCCAGTGCAGTTTTCACCTGCTCGTGTTGCAATTTGCCCCCTTCATGGGTCAATTTTGCAGATTCAATACGCTCACGAGTGAGATTGTCCTCAGCACTCATGGCAACTTCCATCTGTTTGTCAGCCATAAACCTATCAGCATCTGCTTTTAGCTTGGCTTGCTCCAAAGCTTGGTCAGTTTGCAACTTAGCCTGAGCCAATTGAGCGTCAACTTGGTCTTTCTTAGCCCTGCGTTGTGTCTCAGCCATAGAAGTCTGCACCAAAGCCTGTGCATCAGCGTCCATTGGGGGCTGTGCTTGCTGTTTCAACTGCTGAATCTGTTGCATCATCTGTTGGAACATGGGCATAACATTGGCAAATACCTGCTCAGAGTCCTTTTGAACGTGCTGTGAGGCTAATGCATACAGTTTGTCAGCCTTAGGAGTAACCTTAGGATCGTCATAATCGATCTGTTTACCCCTCATAGCTGTCTCAACATACTCATTCATCCTAGATTGGTACCACATTCCAAAGTGTTCTTGGATGTGAGTAACCATAGGTTGTATCAAAGCAGGCATGATCAGGGGATTTGCACCCCCAAATACTGGGTTTTGGTAGAAATCAAGGTGGCTTTGGATGTGGGCAAGGTGGTCTTGCTCCTCATAAGCCTTGGCAGGTTGCCCAGTCATCATTAAGACATTCTCTTGTGAGCTATCGATCATGTCCTCAGTAGGTTCCATGACCATTAACTCATTGATCTGAGGTATCTTCATCTGCTTCAGGAATCTCTCAAGCACAGCCTTTTGGTTAAATGCTTGGGGATATTGAGCCATGATCTGCATCACAGCCTGAGTCTGAGCCATCCTTTGCGTCTCAGAGAAGATGTGGGGGTCAGATACTGGAATAACATCAGTATTGCGCTTGAAGTCGTCTCTGTGGATGTCCAAGTCAGCGACCATCTCGCCTCGTCTTTGGTCATCTAAGTACCATCTATTCAGCCTACCCAATACCTTCAAGACACGAGCCTGAGACTCATGTAACCTAGCATGGATAGCTGAGTAGACATGAGCACCTTGCTCAATCAGAGCTTGGGCTGTACCCACAGGCATATTGTTACTAGCGTCTGCAATCTTCTCTTCTGAGGTGGAGACCACCCCTTTGGCGGCCTCTGTCAGCCATCCCATCAAATTGAACAACACTTGGCTAGGGGGATTGAAAGGCATGGGCATGGCAATCTTGCGTACATCATCAACTCCCGGCGCTCCCTCGATCTCAGCCACCTGAGTGACCTCAACCTGTTGCGTCTGACCAGACATCCTAGCGCCCTTGATCTTCAACATCGTTGCTGAGTTGTTGATGTGGGCAGAGTCTAGTAGCGCACGAAGCGAACCTGTGAGTGCGGCGGACAGTCCACCAATGAGATGAGGGAGACCAATCGCATATGCTCCCCTCCAAGGTATAAACTTGAACTCAATGAGCCAATCCAACTTAGTAAGCGTTTCATCGCCCTCCTCCCAATTTCGGTAGAGACCAACGCACTTCATGTCCAATTCATCAATCATCATGATGTAAGGAGCAGTATCACCCTTGGTTCTCTTGTCCTCGTCAAACTCTAACCATGTGTAGATATGGAAGACATTACGAACGCCATCATCATTGTCTTGGAACTTCTTGCCCTCAATCTTGGTGTTAGCCTTCTCAGCATAGCTCATCTCAGGTTCTGCAGTAGCCCTGATCAAGTTGATGTCACGGTACAAGCCTGAATCCACCCTGCGTTGGAACTCCCAAGAGGTAATAGTATTGACCTCTGTCACCCTTTGGGCTGTGTAAAAGTTTCCTGAGGCGTAAGGTAGATAAATGTTGTCAATAGGCACAAACTCAGTACAGGGGCGTTTTTTGCCTTCGTCGTACCACATTTTGAGGTACTGCGAGCCACCAAGAGGAAGTTGGGTCAGTAACTGCTCTTGTTCGTCCCTGAACTCTTCGATCTGTTCTGTTAACTGCCAGTTCATGTAGTCACGCTTACGCTCTGCTACTTCAACTTTCTTCTTGTCAACATCACCGATAATCTTTGTTCTGGTAGGGCCATCAGGTGGGAACATTTCCTTGATAGCTCTGGAGGCAAAGTCCACGCAAGCCTCAGCCATGATGGGGTGGACAACCTTAGAGGCTCCGAGGAAGTTGGCACCGCCCGGCGCATCCTTGCCTAACCCAGTCCTCTTCAATCCCTCTTCGTATTGCTTGTCACGCTCCTCACGACTTTGTTTGTCGTTCTCCACAAGGTCGATGTAGCGCATGGCTATACGGTTCAATTCATAGGGATCAAACACTTCAGCCAAGTTCTGATAGAAGTCTTCGTCCTCCTCAGGGCCTGAGAAGTCATCAGTAGTCACCACAGCAGAGCCATCAGGAAGCTCCTCAACATCCATCTCGCCCTCAGGTAAGTCTGTCTCTACTTCTTCCTCTGGCGCTTGATTCAAGCCATCAATATAGCGTTGATAGTCTTGTTCGATAGGCATTTCTGTCGCCATAATAGTTTCCTTTATTTAACTTCAGGTGGTGGAAGGCTTTTCTTCCACTCTTCAAAGGATGGCATATCCTTTGTGTACATATCTTTGGTAGCTTCCTCATAGCGCTTATTTAAGGCTATTTCTGGTGCCATGGCTTGTTTCAAAGCCTTCATCTTGGCTAGAGCTTCTTCCATAGGGGTTAGTGCTTTCACAAGACCTCCAAGTCCATAATGTCTTTTAGCATGAATCAAGCCACCACGCTTTTTTGTGATGTCTGGGTTTGTAGTGTCATATGTACCTTGGTTGCCTATGGCTGATTTAATTTTGTTTGGATTAAATATAGCAAGATTTTTTACAGGCTCACCTTCTCGATCTGCTTCTAAAACGTGCATTGAGTCATGACCAAGTTCTTTTATTGCATTCATTGTTGAAGGAAATTCAAGAGCTTCCCAATGTCCACGTTTGATGCGAGGCATCATTTCTTTTACTGGCTTATAGAAAAATTTTCGAGAATCAAGCAAATTTTCTAAATTTTTTATGTGATTTTTGTTTTCAAAATCAAAAGGATTTGATGCTTGTACATACACAGGCAAAATGTTTTCGCCATTCTCATATCCTTGATAATCACCCAAGAAATCATCTGCAAACTTTGCACTTGGAGTTACAAAATGAGCGTTTTTATCATTTGGTCGGAATTCATTTAAATTAACATTTGTACCGTGGTACATAACATCTTTTACTTTGCTAGGCTCTAGGAACTTAGCTTTGTTAGCCTCAGCCTCCATAGCAGGAATCATCTTGGTGCCTAGCTTCTCTGCTATCTTTCTAATTAACCCACCACCTGCAAACTTCTTGTCGTGCAGTTCCATAAACATGGTGTCAGGATTGTCAGTAAAGTTTACAGGTTTGTTTTGTTTGGTGTTTGGCTCTTGATTTGATAAAGCCTCTGCCCCTAATATTGGAAGGGGTAAATGACCACCATAATAAAGCTCACGCCAATCGCTTTCTTTCATAACAGGCGTATTTGCTTGTGTGTATCCTGCATTCTTGTGTGCCTGCAATGCATCAGCCATTTCAGACCATGATTGCCTTGGAAGCTTTCTAAAGTCTGGGTGGGCAAACTCATGGGGTTCAATACGCCCACGATACATATCCCATTTGCGCCACTGTTCTGGGAACAATTCTAATATTGGATTTTGACCTCTAGATTCGTCAACATAATCCACTACTTTGCTATAGAAGGGGTTAAAGTCTTGGAATACTTTTGGCTCGTAAGCAAGTTTCTCAGGTGTTGCAACACTAGGAATGTTATTTAATTCACCAGTCTTTAATCTGTACATTCTGCCTAGTTGCGTGCCACCAATGACATTGATTGCGGCTTCCTCAACCTTGCTTAGATCAGCTTTAAGTATGGACTCTGTTGTTGGCTCAGTCTTCAACAACGCTGACATTCTGTTTCTAAACGCCTCTCCAACTTGTGGATCATCTAGCATACGCTTGTATGCATTTCTGATCATATGGAGGTCAACAGCAGAGGTGTTGGCTTTTTCCAAATCTAACCATGGAGTGCCCAATGATGCAGTCTTTGGCCCAAGGCCGGGAACTTGATTCATAACCCTAGTGGTCACATCTCTCATCGTTTCATTAGGCTGAAGCTTGAACATTTCAGGCTTTTCTAATATCAGCTTGGCTAACATAGCCTGATTGCCTAAGTCTGCTGTACCTGATACTCCCATACCACCTCGACCTGCGGCGCCTGTGCCCAATTGCAAGTCAGCAGTCTTAGACAGGTTTGGCTCTCCAACTCGACCTGCCAATGCCTTTAGCTCATCCATGTTAACAAGCCTAGCTCTTTGAGCCAAGAACTCGTTGGGAGTCAATGGAGCATTGGGAGACAATAGAGCAAAGTTCAGCCTATTGAACATATCCACTTCATCTGGATTTTCAATCTTATGCGTTCTGATGAACTTTTTCATCAATTGATCATGCACATCTTTAGGCAAAGAACTTGGATCAATATTCATTGCCTTGATCTTGAACATATCAGGTATGGTAAAGGTGCCCTCAAGACCGCCGGGAATCTTCACCTCTCTGCCTGTAGTTAAGTCAGATATACCAAGAGAAACATCAGGAGTAACTGTCATGTTAACGCCATGCTTGGCACCCCATTCAGCCCATTCTTTCTCAGAGGCTTTGGGGCCGGGGGTTCTTGCAGGCTCTGCCCTATATCTATTTCTATTTGCCAATGCTTCTTCTACTGAGCTAACAGGTATTTGTTCTAATCCCTTTGCCTTAAAAACAGGGTTAGTCATCATGGAACGAGCAATGTCTTCTTCTTTACCTGTAAGCTTGGCAACTTCCTTCATTGACCTAGGAATGCCACCACTCTCTTGAATTTGCTCAAAAGCTTTTTGATAGGCATCAAATTCTGATGGTCGCAAGTTTAAAGATTTTGCAGTTTGTTCTATTTTTGGTGATTTCTTTGCCAATGCTTTTGTTAAAGCTTTTATAGCGCCACCCCCTGCAAAGTGTCTATCCATCAATTCCATGAACATAGTGTCTGGGTTGTTAGAGATGGTGACTGCTCCACCCTTCTTCATGCCTTCTACTGGTGGAACTTGTGGCACATCGCCATGTATTGCACGCAACTTTTCAATGTCTGCAAGTCTTCTACCTAAACTATCTGCGTCATATTCTTCAGGGTTACTAAGACCTGCTTTCATTTCATTCAAAGTATATCGAACTTCTGGATGTAATAGTTGACCAGCGTCTCGTTCAAGCCTTTGGTATTCACCCATATCCCTAGCAACAATATGACCATTTATATCATTGAGAAGTGCATCATTTAATGCATTATTAGCCAAACGATGTGGCTCAAAAGCAGGATGAGTATTTAAGTAATTTAAAGCTTCTTGAGTTTTGGGTTTTAACTCTTCAGAAGTTAAATATTGATTCCCAAGTTTGGTTAAACCAGTATTCTTTATATCACGAACATTATCCCAGTTACCTGACTTTACAAAGTCTTGGATAAAAGGAAGATATTTTTTATCTGGAGATGCATTGCTTTTACCTTTGATCTGATTGATAAAACCGGGTCTTTCGCCAAGCAAAATGTCTGCCGCTTTTTGGAAACTGTCCATAGTATCAGGAATTCCAGACCCTGACAGAATCCTATTTTCCGCATAAGCGTTTGGGTTTTCAAAATAAAGTTTCTTACCTAAATTATAAATTTGCTGTCTAGTTTCTTCAGGAATCTGAACTGGAGGATCAGCATAATTACCATATGTCAATTCATGTGGAAAGCTGTAACCACTAGAACTGGTTCCAATTGGATGACTACCTTTGCCAACCTCAATAGTTGTATGTGGGTTACCCTTAGGATCAACCAATGAGTAAACCTTAGCCTTACCACTCTTAATTGCTTCCCAACCCCCTAAACCATAGCCAGAACTTCCTGAGTCACCAGATTCTGGTGTCCAATCAGGATGACCTTGTGATGGCTCATAACCCCTGACAGAGTGTCCCATGGCTTGTGACTCGGAGGCAAACTGACCCGGCTTGTCTAACTGCACCCACCTCATGCCCTCAGGATATTCTTTGTGTACAGTCATTTCTTCAAGCTTCTTAGCTTGAGCCTCTTGCATCTTCTTGGCTAGAGCTAGATCATAGTCAGCAGTCTTGCGTACTGCTTGCTCTACGCTGATGTTCTTTAAGTCTTCTGGCTTTAAACGCCCACTAGCTAAGTCTTCTTTGAGTACATCTAAGATGTGGTCAAAACCAAGGTCACCAACTTGAGCAGAATAGATGTTAGTTTCAGGCGTAAGTTTATTAATGTATGGGTTTTGCTCCAAACGCTTTAAGTTTGTATCGTCATCCCAAGACTCTAGATTTCTATGTTTTGCCCAAGCTTTTGAGTATGTGTCATCACCAATCAATTGCTCTTTATCATCAAACCCCATATTTTTAGTAAGATGTTGTATTGTATCTTCAGATAAATTTGCAGGACTATCCCTTAAATGTTGAGCAAACTTTCTATTTAAATCTTCATGAGCTTTCATCATTTCAGATTTGGCTTGTTCAATTTTGGCTTGCTTTTCAACCATGTCTTGAATTCGACCTGCTTTTTTAGAATAAATAGCATTGTCTGAAAAGTTTTCATATCCTTTGGCTTGGGCAGATTTACCCATGCCTTTAGCAGGAAAGCCTGCCTCTTCCCTTAACTTGCCCAATACTTCTCTAACATCTTTGGGAGTAAGGTATTCTGGGTCAATTACTTGGAAGTGAGCAACGTGCTTTAAACCTAGCTCACGATCAGAATCAGCCTCAGTCCTCAATCTAATGGCTTCACGCTGAAGGTTTGCTTGCCTTCTGGGGTCTGTTTCTTCAGAAGCTCTTTGAGCAACCTTATCAGCCCTAGCCAAATCGTCTTTATGCTTTTGTTTGATTTCTTCAACACGCCTATCAATCATCAAACGAACTGGGTCTTCAGGTGTCCCCATTTCTTTCTTAACATAATTAGTTAAATTCTTGTCAACCCAATTGTTAAGTGCTGATTCGTGTTTGAACTCAGACAATTGTTGCCTAAGCAAATCTTTACCCTCTTCAGCCATATTTGGATCGTTGAGTTTTCTTTCTACAAATTCAATCATTTCTGAAGGTGTGCTACCACCAACAGTTGACTTTAAACCACTTAAATTCTTTTCAACTTCGTTTGCGAACCAGTTGCCACCCTTGAGCTTGATAGCACCAACTTGAGAGGCCAGATTTTTACTGCCACTACCTGATGGGGCCAATTGACCAAGACCTTGGATGAAAGTCTTTCCTGCTTGGCCTGCCAATGGGGTGGGTATAAAGCTCCCCATGGTCTCCCCATACTCAGCGCTATGCTTGCGTGACTTGTCTTGGGTTGGAACGACATCGGGCAACATCTTAGAGATGTCTTCTGAACCTAGGGGAATGTGACCTAGCCTGTCGCCAGTCAATGTGGAGGCTAAGTTATATATATCAGCAGGGGCACCTACTGTCGCACTGACAGAACCCTTCAACCCACCTGCCAGAGCATCTAACAGGGCTTGTGCAGGAACACCAAGGCTCTTGGCATCTTTAACGATCTGATCATAGGATAAAGGCTTCTGAGCACGAGGGTTGGGCATTATGACCTCGGAGAGATGAAATAACCACTATTATGCCTAGGGTTTGGGCTTCGGTCTAGCTTACTGTGCATAGGGATTGCCTCTTGTCTTTGCCATCCCTGAGTCCACATAATCCTCTTCATCATAGTCATCTGGTCTTGGGCCATCCACATCCAACCATCCAGTGTCCCTCAGGAACCTTAGAGCTTGAGTCATGGCATCCACAAAGTCGTCATGGGCTGACTCAGGGAAGGAACATATCTGGCTGACCATGCCTTCTGCCCAGTCTCTAACATAGCCCTTGTTCTTACTGCTCTCAGGCACCCAGACCCTGCCATGGACGATAACAGGGCTAACGACATTAAGGCGTTGGACTTTGTCGATTCGGCCGGGGTTGTACGCCCTCACAGGCAGATGCGCTCGTTGTAAGTCCTGAATCAACTGGATGCCTGCTGACTTGTCCTCCACCAGAATCAGATCGACTCTCTTCTTGTCCTTCCCCTCTCCAAAGACAATCTCGTACTCCTCCTTGACCTTAGGGCGTAAGTCTGGGTACTGGAGCCTATCTTGCCAACAGTCGATCACCATGGCACTCATAGGGCCATCTGTGGGCTTGAATACGCCTAAGGTGATGCAGGCAGTGGCATCGTTGACAAACTTCTCTGAGGTAGCGCAGTCGTAGCTCTGTATGATGTACTCAAACTTGGGGAACGCCTTACCATTAGGCCAGAGCCTGAACATCGAGCGCTTGATGATGCCAGTGTCCTCAGGATCGAGTATTTCAGCGTAAATCTCCTGTTTCCCGAGCTTAGTGCCCTCGTACTGGAGAATCTGCTTCTTAAAGCTAGGAGCTAGGTTGTCTAGGTTCGTGTAAGTAGAGGCTGTGGTCACCACCACGTCGTCTCCATCCCTGCCCACCAGTTCGACAATCAAGTCCTTAGGGCGAGGGGTTGTGGTGCAAATAATCCTAGTCTTGGCACCCAAGCGCACTGAGAACTGGATTTGATCCCAAGCTTCTTGGATGTAATCCCATGCGGCGAGTTCGTCACACCAAGCCCCATGCCACTGTCCACCCCTAAAACGCTCAGGCTCTGAGGCAGGTATTCCCTTGATCAGGCTACCATTGATCAGGGTAAGCTCGTGAAAGCTCTTGTTGTAGTCTTTGATCAGTTCTTGAGGGATAACATTCAGGAGGCCAGAATCCCCCTCAAACATGGTTCCACGCACATCTGAGGAGGTAGGGCCTGCACATAACCACCTAGAGTTGGGAAGCTCCCATGCCCACCTTCCGATGGTTTCGGAGGCAGTTCGGGTCTTACCTGCACCCCTACCTGCCAGTAGGAGCCATATATTCCACCACTCGCCTGCAGGCACAATCTGGTGGTCGTGAGCGTTCGCTAACCAACTCATGTGCCACTTGAAGGCGATCAAGTCCTCTGTAGGGAGTCTCTTCAGGTGCTCCTGAATCTCAGGGTCTTGAAGTTGCTCAATGATCTCCTCATGCATTGGAGACCACTAATTGACGCTTCATCTCATAGTTCTTAACCAAAGTAGTGACGATCTCCTTAGCCATCACATCCACCACTTGGGCTTCATCCTGAGGCTTCTCAGCAGGAACTCTGTCAGCAAAGAGAGTGTTGTACTTGCCTGCCAACCACTTCCTACCCTCCATTCTGAGCTTTTTGTCAGCTACTGACGCAGGGTCAATACGCTTGTTTCCCTCCTTGTCGAAGAAGGTTGCAGGCTCCTTATCCATGATCTCAGCGTACTGGTCTACTAGTGTTACAGCGTAGTCTGCTCTCGCCTGACGCAACATCTCTGCAAACTCAGGATATTGTGTAAGCCATTTGTATACAGTTGCTTGGCAAGGCAATATGGGGTGTTTTGTAAGGTTTTGTATGGTTTCGCCTGAGGCTACCCTTGCACATATCTCTTG